ATGGTGTCACCGTATCAACGGGTCACTTGACCGTTCTCAGAGTTTTGTGACGCTATTTGGTTCAGCCGTTTGATGTGCGGCAATCGCATACCTTGCGTGGCGCTTCGAGATGGTTCTGAAGTGTTTGGAACATCTGGAATGTGGCTTCGATGACTGCGCCGTTTGAGGTGTGGATGTGGCGGAGGATGTCTTGCAGGACCAGTGCTTCAGTGCGGGTGATTTGAATGGTGGTGTCTTGACGGTTCATGTGTCCTCCGTTGTTTGGGAGGGTGAACTTACTACTTCGGGTCGGACTTGCCGCTCAACGGGGCTTACTTCCTCTATCCATAAATCTCCCCAGATGTACAAAGGGTGCAGTCCGATTGCAATCGCATAACGGTCGGCTTCGAGCCATGTGATGTGGAAGTTGGGTAGGCGGAAGTCGTGGATTCGGCGTCTTGTGGTTCCCATGGCTGCTGCGATGTCTTTGTCGTTCATTTCTGGCGAGAAATACTTGAACAGCGGGGCTGCTGGGAGGTATTTGCGGTATGGCATCCCCTTACGGGGTGGTTTCACCAGATTCTGTGGTTGCGTGACATCATCCAAAGGATTGTCCCTCCTATTGCACAGATTTTGTATTCGGCTGAGCCGAGAAATGGGGCGGTGGCGGTGAGCCAGATTAAAAGCATCATTTGGTTTTTCCTTTTCTTAGGTCTGCTTGTTGTTCTCGCATGGATTTGCCGTTCATGGCTTTGGCGGCTCCGACATGGTTGTTAATGACGATGCCGACCTTCTTGTCTCCTGTTATGGCGAGTAAATCACTATTTGCTTGGTCGACGAATCCTGCTGCTTCCAGTGCTTCAATGCTGTCGAACACATCACATTGGCGGTCGTCCTCGGTGATGAGGTGGTCGTGCTTGCCTCCGTAGGAGAACACATACTTGAAGTTGTCTGGGCAGTCTGGTTCGACATGCTCTCGGAACATCACGACTTCTTTGGTGTAGCAGTAGAAAGTGGTTTTTGGTGTTACCCGAGCGATTCGCATCCATGCTTGGAGATAGTCGACGGAGAAGAAATCGCCGCCGTCGTGGATTCTGACGAAAGCCCCTTCGAACTTGGCGTGTGACACTTCGAGGCGCATCGCATCTTCCCAGCCTTGGAGGTCGTCGAGAATCATGCTGAGGTTGCGGGTGTGGGCTGCAAGCACATTGGAGAACCTGAAGGTTCCTTTGCGGGCGTAGCAGGCTTTGGCGCAGACCCCTGCAGATGGGCATGTGTTGAGTCTGGAGCCGTCGGGCAGTGTTGTTATCCATGCAGGTAGGGACCAGACCCAGATGCGGTCTCTCTTGAGGTCTCGATTGTTGTTCTTGAGCAGTGCCATGTGTTATTTCTTCTGTCCGATGAGGTAGCCGCAGGCGAAGAGCGCCCCGTAGAGAATGAGCATTGAGAGGAGTTCACTCACCACGAGCCTCTTTCAGTTCGGCGTTTAGGCGTTCGACCTCTGTGGTCAGTTCCGCCACTTTTTTTCTGAGGTCAAACAACTCTTGTGTCATCCGCATTGCTGAATCGTTGTTGTTCGGCGTGTAATACCGCTTGCGGTTGTAGGTCATTGTTCTTCCTTTGCTGCTATTGATTCCTGTACTGAGAACTCCTGATAGCCGCAAGTACACATCATGGCTCTTTTGCAGCCTTCGATGCAGCCTCCTGACATGGCGAAGGCTTGATTGGCTATTTTGCGCCACTTGTCCCTTTGCCAAGCCACTTTCTTGACGACCTGTTTCTGTTTCTCTTCAACTTCGGTCAGAGAGTTCTGGAGTTGTTCAAGTTGTGGTCGTAACGCCTCTTCGTACATGGCGATTGCACGGTCAATCTCACATTGGAGACAGAAGTGGCTGCTTGGGTGCCATTGGCGTTCTTGGTCCTGAAACTGGGTTATTTCTACCCAGCCTCTCGAATACGGTTTCCCGCATGGACACAGTCGAAGTTGTTCTTCGTTCATTTTTCCCTTTCTTGTTTTTGTTATTCCCCGAAGTGGGGACATTCACATTGGTGTTGTAGTCGTTCGCATTGAGAGCAGCGTTCAATCATTTTGTCAATCCTGTAAATCAGATAAGTGAGACCGACAAGAAGAACCGAAACTGCTTCCCAGATGAGAAACACTTTCATTAAGACGCTCTGATGAGGTCAAGAATTGCGATTCGGGCTTCTTCGACATTGAAGAACTGACCGAAATCTCCCCATGTGTCGACATTGCCGTCTGGGTGGACAATCCTGATGGTGAACCGTCGATTTCCAAACCATGCCACGCCTTCTGGGTCTTGTTCGCTTGATACGAAATACGAGACCCTGTCGGTGAAGAAAACGGGTGATTCAATCTTGGTGTTAAAGAATCGCATTGACTCTCTTGAGAACCAGTGTTGACCAATTGCCCGATTTGCTTCTTCAATTTGTTTGATGGTTTGGAGTGCCATCAGTCCTCCATCATTTCGATGGTGATTCTGGAGACGATTTGGCTGTACGCCTCTGGGTTTGTTTCCTTGAGGAACGCTGATGCTTCTTGTTGGATGCGGCGTGAGCGTCGATTGGCAATTAGTGCTCTTTGCTTTCCTCTGGCTGAGGAGCGATAGGAGCGGTGCCATTCGTTGTGGGCTTGGCGGCAGTCATCGCATCGGCAGCCGTGGTTGCTGTATGTCGAGTAGTTGCCGTGCTTGATTGCTTTATCTGGGGTGGAATCGTTCACTTTGGACCAGTCATCCCAACGATTTTTGTGTTTAGTCGTTCAATGGTTTCAAGAGCCTCAGTGAGTTCTTGTTCCAACAACACTGCGAGGTTTCGTGCTCGTTCTCGTTCTTCAGTGAGTTTGACGATTAAGTCTTGTTCTGTTGACATGTCAACCCTTCCTTTCGGTTGGATTGACTTTACCATCCCATAGTGACGAGAATCAACTACCCCGAGTAAGTATTTCGTAACGCTTCACAGAGGGCTTGTCTAGGTGTATTTCGTAGTCCGTGGTGGTGTAGCCCAAAGACGAGCAGAAAGTCTCCCAGAAGCCCCAGCGCCATCGATTGAAGAGACTGTGGGGGACCTCATCCCTGTTGGTCCAGTCTTTAGGAATTCCTGCAGCCTTTAGGACGGGGAATGGTGTTGGTCCAAGCGTCACTGAAATGCAAGTCGAAGCGACGGGGACATTGGGTGCGAGTTCCGCACAGATTTGAAGTTGCTCCCATGGGAAGCCGAAAGCATCAAGGTCGATGAGGTCGAACTGTTCAAGGTCGAGACCTTTCATCACCTTTTGGTTGTTGCCCATGATGACTTCAGGGCGGCTGTATTTCTTTTTGTCGATGCCCAAATAGGTGATTTTGTGGTCGGGCAGCAATTCGCCAACCCGCTCCCACACTCGCCCGTCACCTGCAAACGCATCAAGGATGTACAGGTCTGTTTTGTTAAGCGTCTTGATGAAGTCAGCCCTTAGCCGAGCCTTCGACCCGAGGTGAGAATTCTCGGTCCAGACTCTGCTCATTTTGTTGCCGAGGCGATTTCGACGCCTTCGACCTCTTTGAGGGCGTCTTGAATCATTCGCATCGCCTTGCCTTGGTCGGTCACTGGGCAACGGATAAGAAAGAAGCAATCTTCAAAAGGCTCGAGGTTGCGCTTGCGCTTGTCATTGGGTTCGTCTGTGACATCGTCGATAAGCGTCTGGATGTCTTTAAGGTCGAAGCCTGTGCCTCGTAGGTCACCGTCTGCTACAACGCTGCGTAGGAGGTCCTGAAGGCTGTCTTGGTTGTATCCAGCAAGGTCGCTCATGCGGTTGTCCGCAAGCATGATTCGCTTTGCTTCAGCGTCAGTGCAGTCAATCCACATTACAGGGACAGAGTCGAGGTCCAAGTGTCGGGCTGCTTGCCAACGATGGTTTCCCGCAAGGATGTACTTGGTTGATTTCTGGGCGACAATCACGCCGTAAAACCCGTTTACTTTGATGGACTCAACAATCTTGTCGACATTGCCCTTGCGGGGATTCATCGGGTGGGGAAGTAAAGCGTCCAGAGGAGTTTGCTCAACTGCGTGGATTGGTTCGAGATTTGTCTCGGTTGCTTTACGAGTTGCCATGGATTCCTCCCCTAAATCAGCCCCGCCCCGCCAGAAGAAAGGGGTAAAGACTGGCGGGACGGGAGGAGTGCTGACTGCCTGTACAGACGGGAGTCACTCTATCAGGCTGGCGTACCTTGCGTATGCAGTATTCAAATCTTCTGTCTGCTGGATGACAATTCCATCTCGGACAATTAAGAATTCACTGCCGTGCCAAGACTCGCTGGAATCTCGACGGAACAACATGATTCGTCCTGATGATTCGAGAGCGGTCCACGGGGCTGCGTCTGTTTCTTCTCGTGGCTTAACTTCGACGATGGTGAACGAACGCATCGGGGCGTAGCGAGACCTTTGAGTTTGTCTGCGACGGTCTGAGTCGGTCATGCCTCCCCAGATTCCTTCTTCGCCTTGACCAGCAACAAGACAGTCGGCAACCACATCGCATTGTTTGCAGATTGCCTTGGCTTGCGCTTCACGCTTCAACCGTTCGTTTGATGGTTCATCTGCTGGACCAAAGAAAACCAGTGGACCAAGGTTGCGGCAAGCCGCCCTACTTTGCCATTCCATCAAACCTCTCAACGGTGAACATGCCTAATTGTGCAGCGGCGTCAACAAAGGCATCGTCAGAGAGGTCAAGGTTCAAGCGTCCATAGCCGTCAGCGTGTGCTCTCAGCGCCAGAAGGTTTCTGGCACCGAAAACATTTACCAATGGCGGCTCAAGTGCGGCGTGGTTAAGCATCGCATAGTAGGCAAGAAAGTCAGTGGAGGAGCCAAGTTCGTAACTGTGGTCTTTGTCGAAAGTCACTCGAATCATGCTGCCACCTCCTGCTTTAGTGTTTCTACTTCCACGACCTTGCCGTGGTGATACTTGAGGAACAAGCCCTCTGGGATTTCTTTGACGCTTGCCAGTTTGACACCTGCCTGCATCGCCGCTGTGCGGAGCATGTTTTCTGTTGAGGCAAACACCATTGAGCCACCGAGTGTTGAGCCGATGAACAATGGGCTTTGGCGAATTCGACCAACATTTACGATTGCTGGTTCGTTGGTGTTGAACCAAGCGATTGCGGCTGAACCTTCGAGACGGTGGAGATGGTCCGTTGGCTTGTCAGTCGCATCGATGAGTCGGAAGATTGCTTCCGTGTCAACTTGACCTGTCCGACCCGTTCCAACTTCGGCGATGATTTCGTCGTCGTTGCGAATCCCTCCGTTGTGGATTCCGATGGTGTCACCGACGAGGATTGGGTGGTTGTTGTTGTTGTTCTCGGGGCTTCCCTTTGTGGCGTACCGAGTGTGAATGATTGCTGACCGTGTGTAGGTCGCCATCTGGTCCATGCTTTCGATGAACTGGCTGGCTGCTATTGCATCCTTCATGAACCAAACGCCGAGAGCGTTGTCATCGTCCTTTTGGCTCCATGCCACACCAGTCGCATCAGTGCCTCGGCGCTGAATCTGGAGGGCTAAAGCCTTAGCCAGTTTGCGGCAATTGATGTGTCGATGGTCTTGGTCTGAGATTGAAAATCCTGCGATTCCGCACATTTTCTTTTTCCTTTCTTAGGCGGCTACTGCCGTGGGGTAGAGGGTTTCTTGGCGGTTCTTCAACCACTCGGCGCTGGCGGCTGAGATTTTGCCGTTTGCGAGAAGTGTGTCAACCAGTTCGTTGTCAGCGTCGATGACGATTCCGTCTCGGCTGGCATCGAAGAAGGCGATGAGCAACTTGACCCACTCGGTTGCCTTCTTGCCGCTGAGTGTTCCTTGGTGCATACGCATCTCGATAGTTCCGATTCGACCGATGTTCGAGATGTTCATCGAGTCAGTGTGGCTACCCCGCATTGGGTAGTTGCACTCGGCGGCGATTGCTCGTTGTTCGATGTCGAACTCCGCCAACTTTCGGCAGTAAGTGTTGTTCTGGCGAGACTTGGCAACCAAGCGAAACAGTGTGTTCTGCGCTTGCTTGTAGTTGCGGAAGAGGCGAGCACGATTGTCTCCCATGATGTCTGCGACACCAAGGTGAACATGCATACCGTGTCGACGGTCGACCTTGGCACCGACGCTTCGAAGAGCAGCCATGACCTTCTCAATCTCTCGGAGACCAGCGGCACCCTTGAGAACTGGGCTGACCAACTCACCACCTTGGTTCCAAGGCTCGGCACCAGCGTTGCTCATACCCTGTGTTGCACTGGAGTCTGTCTCCAACTTCCACTGGGTGTAACCGCTCACTGGCTGGCGGCAGGTCACGCAAATGTTTCCGTGGTAGCCAGTCATGTGAATGTGGTAGCCGAGCACTGCTTCCAGCGCCGCTGCGACCTCTCCACGAATTGCCGTGTGGAACTCAATCTCGACACCGAAGGTGCGGTCTGTGCTCCGTGCCTGCCAGCGGGCTGCAAGCGCCGTGGCTGCTGCTTGGCTTCGGGCTAGGTCTCGTTCTCCGATACCGAGGTAACGACGAACACCCTCTCGAATGGTCGATTCACCTCTGACTCCGAAGTGGTCAGCAATTGCTCGCCAAGTGTGACCTTGGAGTCGCATCATGTGGGCGTCGTGAGCGTCCCAGCGAGGTGCTTGTGGCATCTGTCCCTTTCCTTTCTGGAGGTCCCTTTCCCCTCCACTTAAAAACTACACCAGATGAACTAGGTGTGTCAAGTCAATCGAAATCCGCCGCTGTCATGTGCATGATTTCGCCTGTCGAAACCAGCCGCTTCAAAGTGTTTGGCGCAATCTGCCAGTACAGGCTGAGCGACCAGCCCCGAGCGTCTTTCTCGGCATCGACCCAGTGACCTGCCTTGCCTTGGCGTTGCATCGCATGTCGGAACTCATGAAGCAAAGTCACGATTGATGGCTTCGCCATGTGAATCTGGTTCCTTGACGGACGGTAGAAACCAGAGCCAGCGGCTGGGTCACGGACCAACATTGGGATTTCCATTCCCCGCTTCACCGAAACCACAATGAGCCATGCCTGCATGTGATTCCAACGACGCTCTTCGTCAGATGTTCGCCAGTCCCTCATCATGAACCGTGTCCGAGCGACCGTGTGAGCAGAAATGTTGTTGAAATGCTTGTGGTACTTCATACCTTCATTGCCTGTTCAAGAGCAGCATAAGCGGCTGCTTTATCTGCTCTAGCACTTTCAAGACGAGCGAACAGTTCTTCAAGTCGTTCGTCACCGTGGCGGCAATCTAAAACTTTTTGCCAATCTGCCATGGTGACTTCTCGAATATCGGCAACTCGAACACCGCAATAATCAAAAATGAACCAAGTTGCTAAATGAACTCGTGACATGTGATAACGAAATTCTCTGGCTTCTTTTTCCATCTTCACCCTTTCTGGAAGGTCCCTTTCCCCTCCACCAAAAATTTACACCAGATGAACTGGCTGTGTCAAGTCAATCTTTTTCTGGATGTTTGCGAAGGTCGGCAAACAATGCTTGGTCTGTGACGCCACACGCATCGGCAATGACTCGGTAAGGAACACGGGACTTACGAAGTCGGCGAATGACACTGCGGCGCTGGTTGCCCAGACGGACCACGGCGCTTTGATGTTCCCTCATCATGGAGGTAAGAATCTTCACCTTGTCGAGGTCCGAATCTTCTACTTCGTCGTTTGTTTCAATTCGTACTTGTCCGAACTCATTCATGACCTCGGACGATAGCACGGTCAAGTGTTCGTAATCGCATCAAGGTGCCTGAGAGCCTCACTCAGCGCCGCACATGATTCCAAGTCAAAGTTCTTATCCACCATTCGGGCTGCCTCAACCACACGGTCAATGGCTTTTCGTTTTTGACCTGCTTTTGTGTCGCTTGGAGTCAGAATCAACTCGGTCAAAGGGTGCTGGTCCGCCAATCGCATCGAGAGGTATGGATGGCAGTTGCCTCGTTTGGTCCTCAACTGAGCGACCTTGCCCATTTTGTGAAGAATCGACAGAG